GTCAACATGGAACTTGAGGACGGCAAACTGGCCGAAACCGTTTCCCGCGTTCCCCCAAGAAGGCATCGTACCCTTGAACTGAGCAAGAGCAGTACAATCATGCGTAGTAGCCATTTATCTCCACCTCCTTACTTACGGCAGTACAGAAGCCCAAGGGCTTCCGGCTTGATAACATCGAAACCGAACACGTTGAGACCACGAATCAGATCGCCAAAGGTAGACTCGGCTCGGAGTGCTTCCATCTTGGTGATCTGCGAAACAAACGTGATCGCGTGGTTGGTTCCAAAGGGAACGTAATAAGCCGTAAAGGAGCCGTCGGTTGCACTGTACAGGTTGTTGGACTTGTACAGGGTGAAACTATACAGTCTGCCAAGTCGGCCATTGGGGATTGTGGACTCGGTACCGGTCATCGACGCATCCTTGAGGTCGGACTTGACCAGAAGGTTGGAGAACCATGCGGGAATGACCATCCAGCGACCAGACTCCGGAACGTTCTGCTCGTCGAGAACAGTACCGCAGTCAGCAATGTATTCGAGAACATTGGCCTTGGTAATCTGGGCGGGAGCGCCGGAAGCACCAAGGTTAAAGGAAGAGGACTTGTAACCGGCAGTAGCACCGGCATTGTAGGCCGAGCCGGGGAACGTACCGGCGGAGCCATAAGTCGTCTTCTGAAGCAGAAGTGCGTCGATGGTAATCTTCATCTGCTCAGCCGCATCGTCCGACCAGGTATTCATGAGTCGGAGATCAGACTGATGTTTGTCGATGTCATCGCACACAAATGCGAAATACTTTGCGTAGTCAATCGTCAGTTCGAGAGCCGTAGACTCTGGCCGTTCGTACTGGAGCTTTCCACCCTTTTCGTAATCTCGGATGGTAAGCGTAGGAACGGTGCGAATGTAGACCTTATCGCCCTGGTTCTTGACCTCGCCGTCGTAATCTTTATTTGAGATCGAGGCGTACACCGTAGTAAGATACCACTTCACCTGGAGCTGGCCACTCCACAGCTCCGGTATGAACTTACTAGTCCCAGAAGCGGTATAGTCCGGCATACCCGTAACGCGAGCAATTGCCATTTGAATTTCCTCCTAGCTAACGAACCCGGCCCTCTTTGATGGCACGCATGATTTTTGCCTCTTGCTTCTTGGCGTCTTCTTCCGTGCCCTGGAAGTTTCCTCTGGCCCGTTCGTCATAAAAACGCTGAATATCAGCACGGTTAACAATAGCACCGCGAGACTCCATGTTGCGGGGGACCCCGCCACCGGATGTGTCTGGTGCAATAAAGTCGAAAGTTTCTGTGTTTCCACTGCCGAGGTCGATGCTATTAACCTTGGCGTAGTCCTCGAAGAATGCCTTTGTAGAGGCGATGTTGCCCGAATTGAAAGCATTCTTGAGAAGCTCCTTCCTTGGGGCTCCGGTATATCTATCCGGCTGTGCAAGCCATTCGTTGAACTTCTGGTCGGTGTTGAGCTTCTTCCAACCAGGAATGTCCTTGTCCAGCGTGGAAAGGATCGTGCCGGTTACTACCGTCTGGGTGGATTGCGCCACTCCAGAAATCTTGCCCTCAAGTTCCTCCCTTACCTTTTTGGTTTCGGCATCTACAACAGCCTTAACGCCACGGAAGATTTCAGGATGGTCCTTCATAACCTCTTCCAGACCCTCGAATCCACCGGAGGTGTCCTCGAAAGTCGTGGTCTTGGTTCCACCGCCAGCACCAGCCAACTTGGTTCTCATGTCGGCATTCTCTGCCAGGGTGGTAGCAAGGACGCTGTTCATCCGCCCAACTTCGGCGTTATACTTTCCCTGGAGTACGTCGAACTTGTGTTGCAGCTTTTCGACATCATCTCCATCTCCATCTCCGTCTTCGATAGGATTCCCAAACTCATCGTACTTGGTATCGTCATCGAGCGTAGTGGTTGCCATGGTAATTCCTCCTGTGGGAGCCCGTAGGTATTCCCTGTTATTTACAACACGGAGCGGTTAGTCTTCCGTGGTGCATGTGGTGTGGTAGGACTAATCCCAGGGTGCCTGATCCGATTCTGTATCGGCTTTCTTGCGCGAGGCAATGGTCTCCTGCGCGTTGTCTATAGCGTCTAGGAGAACCGATAGAACCTGAACATGGCCCTGTTTCCAACGTAGTGATACTTCATCTCCCAGTTGGGATTGGAGGATTGCCATTACATCCCTCTCTTCCCTGATCCAATCCACAAAGGCGGGTGGGAGTTGTAACATGCATTCAAGGACTTTATCGGAAGGGTCTAGCAAGTGTATAAACTCCTATTGTGTGGTGCATGTTGTCGTTATTGAATATAAACGAGAAGGTATGGGTTTGCAAGGGGAAAGTTGCGGTATGACTACTTAACCTTTGCAACGCCCTTTACTTTCTCGAATGTACGGAAACCACCAATTCCAAGCATGCCGAGGAGGAGAATGGATAGTTCGGAGAGGTCCAGGGCAATGGGTGGGGGGAATGCGGGGTCGTACATCTTACCGATGTAGTGGACTAGGGGTCCGACTACGTAATTGTAGGCGTAGGCAGAACCGAAAACCCAACCGACAAATGGCCTCCAGCCTGCGACAAAGATGCTGGTGCTTTCGGCCTCCTTGAGGTTAACTGCGGTCTGTGCCTGGTAGAGACCGTTTTGGATTTCAAGAACCTTGACCTCTAGGGCAGATGCCTGCATTGCAAGTTCGGCGGCCTTCTGAGAGTTGATGGGCTCCTCACCGGTAATCGCCGTGCGAATATCTTTGGCTAGCTGGCCGATGCCGGAGAATACCGTACCAACGTCTATGTTTACCCCTGCAATATCCATTACTTGCGCCCTCCCATTGTGACGGAGTAGTGGTTCCCGTCATTCTTTAGTCCGTCTTCCTTGAGACCGTTGCCACCCCAGTAACAATCTGGATGAAGAGACTCCCAGAATAGACCGTAAGGGCGATGGTCCTCGGTGGAGGAGAGGTATTTGGTGCCATCAAATAGATCGACATCCTGGGCAAGGCCATCGTAGTGTAGACTGTTCTTCATGTGTTTGAGGCCATCTTTCATAATTAGTGGGGTCTTGCCATCATCCATCATCTTCTGGAGGAGCTTGACGTAACACTCGGTGAATAGCTTCCTTTTGTCGAATAGTTCGCTCATATTGCACCTATTTTAGAAAATCAATTAGTTGTTTGAGGAGTTCTTTGTTGATAATATGATATGCAATTATTGCCAATATTGCAAAGAATATGTACTTTGCAATTACCCTGGGAAGTTTGTCGCGGAGTTCGGTGACCCATTCTTGCAACCAAGCAGAGGCGTCGACAACTTTTTCAACGCACGCCATACGAGTGTCGATGCTGTCAACCTTTGACTTGAGCCCATTGGTAACCAGGTCCATGATTTTCTGCGTGTCACGGATGTACGACAACTGGTTATCCATGATAGTGTCCAACTTCTTGTCCATGCTTTCTTGGCGCGCTTCCATGGATGATAACCTCTGGAGAGATTTTGTCTGATTTTCCTGCATTTGCTCGTGCATGATGCACATCCCCACACCGACATAAGGTTTCCGACGCTCAAGTCCAGACCACTCGTTACCTAGTAATTCCTTTGGTTGCATGGTTTATCACCGCCGCCGTAAATTGGGTTGTAGTAGTCAAACGGTACTCCCCACGCCTTCATGATGCGTATCCAAAAGGCCACAGTTCCGTAAAACCACCATGGATATGGCACCACAAAGCTCATTTTAGCATCTCGTAATCGAGGATGCCGAACGGGATGAGGTTCGGGGGCATCATTTCCGGACTCCCTCACGCTGGATGTCGGACTCGGTGGCGGATGCTGTTTTCATTGGTCAAATTTTGCTTCTTCGCTGAGGTTTAACATGACAACCTCCTATGCTAGTTGATTTTTGCCTGATACGGGTCTTGTGTCGAGACGATCCCTTCGGGCGGCCAGCCAGCATTGCGCGACTGCTGGATATGGTTCTTGCTCAACTCCCATATAATATGTTTGCATCCAATTCGGGGCTCCCTTGTCGATCTGTATGTACCGCACATCCATATTTACCCTGAACCACGGAGATATGGAAGAATAGTACGTCTGCCCCGACCACGACGCGATTGTCGTCCAGGTTGATGCGTCTGTTGATACCCGCAACGTTTGCGGGTGTGAGCCGCTAGAGTCTGGTCCACTCCTGAACCGTATGGACCCGATAAATTTATTTTCCCCGTAATCAATCCTCAACCAGCAAGCGTTATCGGTTTGGACCCTTGCGTAATCACCCTCTACCAAGTCGAACCCCTTCGCGCCGTCAACTAGACCAGCGGAGGCCGAGATAGTCGGTGATGCTACCAACGAACTTGCTGCAACCTCTCCCATAACGCCCCCGATCAATCTGTTATTGAATTGACATATCCAATAATAGTTACGACATTTGCAGTTTCCGCAAACGCTTTGACGACCATTCCGTTTTGGAGAATCAGACCTGGAACGACAGGAACGAGTCCTGCCCTATACGGGATAGTTACAACGACATTCTGGTCTGGAACCGAAGCACCGCCAAACTCAATGGTAAGAATAACATCTGCGGTATGCCCATTGTATGCCCACAGCCATATTTCATCAAAGGTTCCGGCAGTAGTGCCCGCAACAGCCGTATGGATTGTGTCTCCAGCCGTAGCGGTCTGTGTTATCTTAATTGCCTTGCCGTCCGTGGAACCCGATAATTTGCGCTTGACTGCTGTTGCCATTATGTTCTCCTAACTGAATACTTGGACTACTAGAAAATCTCCACCACCACCAGTTTCCCAGGCGGATGACTGCGCTGATATCTTGGAGCTTGCAGCAGCAGCCTTGGATAGCGCATTGGACGCCGCAACAAGAGCAGATGATGCGGCATCGCTGGCTCCAGCTACGGCAGCCAGAGCACTAGAAGCAGCGTCACTGGAAGTCGCAACCGCATCTGGATCAAAACTAGCTGACTTGTAACCAGCCATTCTACTTCTCCTTGGTGTCTATCTTGATGATCTTTACGTCTGGGATGCTGCCGATCTGCTCCTTGAGGATTTTCCTAGCCCACCGTACATCCTTCTGCCAGGAGCGTTCGCCATCGTCGTTGGAGATTGAAATGAGTACCGTGAATTCCACTGTTTTATATTTCATGGTAGTAGCCACCCTACTTCTTTTCGAGAAGCTCCTTATATAGTTCGATATACTTTGGAACATGCTTGCTCCTGTCGTAATTGTCTCGTGCGTACTGGAGGGTTTCCTCTCGGAGCGTGGAGTCGGGTGCACTTAGGTCCTTCCAGCAGCGTTCGAGCTGCTCTGCGATACTGTGAACATCGAATATCTTGGCATGGTACTTGGTGTATTCGCCACCGTAGGATACAACTGGGATTCCGAGTGCCTGCATCTCCATGGTAACGCGGGACGCTATGCCAGAATAGTTATTGTTGAAGCCAATGTCTCCACCAGCCATGAATGGCTTGAGGTTGGTATTGGCTAACTGGATGTTTTCACAGGACTCTTCCAGGTATCGTTTGTGCGACCGGCAGAAGGTATTTCTCCACATCTTGATTGGTTCAAGGAGGAGGGCGTAGATGTTGAGGCGGGCGGAAGGGACCTTCTCGCGGAGATACGGCATGGACCAGATGATGTGGAAGGGGAGTTTCTCCACGCGAGGGGTGTCACAGGACAGGATTGCAGGGTGGTGGATATACTCCCAGGGCGAGGAAGCGCTGATCTCCTCCAGATCAATACTATTGGGAATGTATCGGCACCGTCCCACCTTTTCATCATACAGCTTCATGATGTCGTATTCGTGGATATTGATGCATACCGTGGCATCCATGGTCCAGAGGAGGTTAACGTGGAGGTTGAAGGAGGACTCGCCTGTTTCCCACTCCTTGAACATCATGTGCTCGGTTGGGCCGTGGAGTACCGCCACCGTAACCTTCTTCTTCTGGTCTTCTTTTAACTCGCCAGGGATGTTTGAATGGAGAACCCACACGTCAGCCTTCCTGGCCTCGTCCCACGAGATAGGAGAGAACCAATCGTCGATCCTCTCGGGTCCCGGCTCCTTCTCGTAGGATATGGCGCATTCAGAACGGTGTCCCTCTCTGCGTTCATACTTGCACTGGTTCTTCACGGATTCGTACATGCCCGAGACTCGTGGACCCCAGTTGCTCCAGTGGCATACAAACATGCAATTCTCTCCTTACCCAACAGCAATAGAACTGATTCTGTACTTGATACTAGATGCGGAGGTATACAGAACCTCCTTGACAGCGAATGAACCAGACGCGGGCTTGGAACGAACAACGGAACTCATTGCATCGGAAACACCGGATGCTTTTGCCAGGGCTGCGGTAGCCTTGGAAGCAGCATCGGAGGCCGTAGCGGTAACGGTGGCAGCCGCGGAAGATGCGTCGGAAGCCTTGGATAGAGCAACGGTAGCCTTAGAGGCCGCATCACTAGCAGTAGCGGCGGCAGCAGCAGCAGCACTTGCGGCATCTGAAGCAGCAGAGGCAACAACAACGACAGCAGAAGATGCAGCAGACGCCTTGTCCCAGATAGAAGACCTGGCAGCCACCGCAGAACTAGCATCGGAGGCTTTTGCAGCAGCAATCGCAGCAACGCTGGACGCGGTATTGAGTTCGGTCTGCATTGCAGACGGATCAAACACAACGGATTTATAACCAGCCATTTTCTAATCCCCCCTCTCCTAGAGTCGGGACCGCCAAGGGTGTAAGGTTAGTCGTTTCTGCACACCGCCAAAAGCGGATTTTCGTACTGCGAAGCCAGCGGCTCCAATTTGTAATCACGGAGACTTACATTAACAAAAGCTGTTCCAAGGAGAGATTCCAGTTCCTTGGGAGCATACTCACGTACATGGTATTCGGATTTGCGGTATCTTGCAAGGCGATTTGGAGTGGACAGTATGAACTGTGCCCCCGGACCCATCATGGACTTTACGTTCTGGAGGGCTCGCTTCGGGTCCTTGAGGTGCTCGATTACGTCTATCATGGTGATTGTGTTGAATGGACCGTCTGGAATCCCCTTGTGGATGTTACCGTACTCAAATCGGATATTCTTTATTGGAAACGAGCGACGAGCAAACGCTATTGCTCTTTCATCAACTTCGTATCCACAGACCTCTTTTGCATTGATTGATAAAAGGTGCGTACCAAATCCAGTTCCAAAACCAATATCTGCTACGATTCCACGAACTACTGGATACAGCTTCTCGTATATGTCGGCCTGCGGAGAAAGAAGGTATCGTATTCTATTCCAGATCATACTTAACTCTCCGCTGTATCGTTGTATTTAATGACAACCTTCTCGTCTGAATCCATATGGATATCGACAACCTTGAACTCTCCGGGGCTTGGGGTGGAGGTGATTACATCGGAGCCAGCGCCCTCGGCAAGGACCTGCCAGTAGGTGGTATCGGTCGGGAGGTTGCCGGTGGTATCCTGGATTGCTACATAGGATGAGCCGGAATAGGATACGGAATCACCCGTTATGTACGCATGGGCATTGTCATATTCCCCATGGGGCACAATCCCTCCGGAGATCGTTATGTTTACGGTTGCTGTGCCGCCAAATCCAGGAATGTCGTATGGGTCAGACATTAGTTTCCGCCTCCGTCGTTGTTGCCGTCCCAGATAGAGTCTGCTACGTCCAGTTTGACGCGAGTGGTAAACGTGTCTATGGCCTTGGAGTATGTCGTAGCCAGCTTCTTGTCGCGCCTGTCTGAGGAAAACAACCAGAGGCCGGGAACGGGAGCCTCGGAAAGTATACACGAGAAGAGTTTGGCTGCCAGCTCGCCTAGAGTGTACCGTTTGATTGGCACACCAGCGTAGAATACGGATACCTCCCAGGCCCCCTGGTAGCGTTTGGATATGGTAAAGTGGAGATTGGATTCATTGATCGTGGGGATTGTTTCCATTGGACTCCTATTTGGTGGCTCCTATTCGGCCTCTCTGTAATCCATGTCTATGGAGCCGGTTGCGGTTACTGAACCATACTGGGATATCGTAAATGTAAGATAGATGTCCTCCACGGTCCAGGTAATCGGTATGCGGTAGTTGCCGGAAGCTGTCAGTACGTAGGAGGTTGGGGAAATGATGCGCGTGGAGAGGTTGACCGATACGTGCTGGTAGCGGTCAGATGCGGTCATTCCCTTGGCTCCATAGGACAGCGCGATGCGGGCACCATCCTCGTTTCCCTTGGTGTATTTAACCAGGAGGAGGCCGCCTAGACCGTGGGACGTAGCCGTGTATGTTGCAACGAGGCCGGATAGTGATAGCGTGCCCCCAGTAGATGTCAGCGTCAAGGACATTGATTATAGGTCCACGAAGTAGAACGTTGCAGAGCCGCCACCGGCACCGGAGCCAAATACTGCTACCACCTGGAGTTCTGTCTCGCCGTAGTGCATCGGGATGAAGAGCCTAGCGTTGAGGTCTGCCGATCCGAGTGCGTAGGTGAGGGTTCCGGTTGTTACATCTGCCGACTTAATCTCCGCACAGGTAAACAGGGCCGTTGCGTGGCAGAGTGGGTTGATGACCTTGAACGTGAGGGTAAGGCTGGCACTGGAGTTCACGTCAAATACCACGTACATGGCGACACCGCACTTGACGTTGGCACACTTGTGGTTGATCGTGAAGTTTGGATCGGTTCCGGCTACCGTGTTTCCTGCTGCCGTAACTGTATTTGCTGCCATGGGAAACTACCTCCTGGTGTTGTTATTTCCAGACTTGCTTCTTGCTGAAAGCAGCCTCGTTTCTCGGGCCGTGAGAGCCACGAAATGCCGCCATGATCTTCTTGTCTGTGTCTAGGCCGGATACATATTTGGTTATCCGCTCCCACTCGTCGTCAAAGTTTTCCTGGCTTATCCAACCCTTCTGGATGCCGTCGGAGAGCAGGCTGGCGAAGATTTCCTTCTTGGCATATATCTCGCGGGTACGCCCCATCTGGGGCTTGTTGTTCTTGGCAATGAGGTCGAGTTCTCCAGGTTGGACAGAATGCCCCATCTCGTGTCCGAGTATAAACCCTGTTGTTTTTTCGTCTAGTGTGGGTATTACAGATACCTTGCCCGTGTTGTCTCCATACCATCCTGGAGAGTCGCTAACTTGGTCGGCCTGTTCTCCGGGTCCAGAACGCAGCGTTATGTCTGTTGCTCGGCTTCTGCTGGTCGGAATCGCAGACACCACACGGTTCATTTCGGCAGCAAATGGGTGGTTCTCGTACCCACGAAGCATGGGAGACATTTGCTCTCGCTCAAGGGACCCGGCCTTGCGGTAGAATACCGAGCGGTCGTGGGGGTCGGTAGGCACAATAGTTCCGGACGATTGGGGTACAAATACCTCCGGGCCGTTTTCGCCTACCATGTAGGGCTGAGACTGGTCAACGGGGCCTCCGGTCTGCCGCTTCTGGTACTTGGGCAGGGACGTATTCCCGCTCTCCCACATGAAGAAGTGCGGCATCTTCCCGCCCTCCATCATTTCCGTCATGGCCTCAGCGGCGGCAACTGGATTATTCTTGAGGGATTTGTAGATTTCCTGGAATGCCGCGTCCTTGCGTGGGCCAAAGGATCGCTGGCCGTTAATGACCATCATGATGTCTTCGGCCTTGTCTTCGGTCGGCAGCTTGGCCCAAATCATTGGCTTGCCCTGGCCGGGGGTTACGGTATCCCCCCAGGGATCGGTGATTGGCTTGGGTTGGTCGGGCACAAATACCTCTGGTCCTCCGCCCTCGCCAACAAGGTACGGCTGGTTAGGAGATACCGGGCCACCGGACGCCCTCTGCGGCATGCGAACTCCGGAGTTATCGGTACCTGCAACCGGGGTGCCGGATTGATCTAACTGCTGTGCGTTGGCACCTGGGACCGCTCCACCCTGGAGTGGTTTGCCATCTGGACCTACCTGTGGCATTGCGGGAGCGGGAGCCTGGGGGGGGAATATGCGCGACAGGTCTAGTTGCATAGACTTGGCGGTTTCCTCAAGCAGGTACTTGCGGCCCTCTGCACCAATGATTGCCAGGTCCACGGGGTTGTTCGTGTTCGTCATGAACTCAATGCGGCGGGCTGCGAGTTGCTCCCGAAGGAGTGCCGCGCTGGAACCGGACGCAACGATCTGGTAATCACACACAATACCCTGGATGCTTCCATTGAGGATGGACCAGGTAAACTGGCGCTCTACTGACGGCTTGATGATGTTCTGGTCGATGGATACTACAAGAGCACGGATACCACGGGCGGCAGCCCCCATCAGCATTGAGAGCCCGGAGGAAGTGTTGTGTGTTGGAATATGGTTCTCACAAACAAACAGGCCGTTGTCGGAATCTACGGAAATACAAGTTGCCGGACCGGTTCCAACATATTCGATACCAATGATATATACGTGTGTCTTTGGAATTTCACGCACGCGGCTTTGCTTGCGCTGCAAATGGAACACCTTTTCTCCGGGAAGACTGAATGTAACTCCGTATCCTATTTGGCAGAAACACTTTCCTCGTCCAAAATCCCTATAAGCCGCATCGTTTCGTACCGTTACTCCATTTGTGACAGCGCCAAGAGACCGAACAAGTTTAGTAAAATCGTCTGCCAGTCTGCGTGATGATGTAGCAAAGTATATCTCTCCGGCTTTAGAGCAGCACCCATCCGTGTCCATCAAGCCGCGAAGCAACTCCATGCGAACTGCGCGAGAATTGAACATATAGTCTTCTGGAATAAACTTGTCAAGAGACTTACAGTTGAGTCCGTAAGAATGATAATCTACCTTGATTCCCTTAATGGTCTTTGTTGTTGCGTTTCCTCGTACAGTAACGTCCTTTTTCCCTAGTTCATATGGAATTCTATCAAATATCTC